CTGATTCAGATCGGCGTTCCTCCTGGGCAACAGCTTTTGGACATGTCGAAGTATCTCGACTTTGACGAGGTAGGGGTTTATGACCAGAAGGAGTTCGTCATCGATCGCGGTAGCAGTCTACAGTTCTCTACGGTCGATCGATTGCCTGACGGGCGATACCGCATCATAGCTTCTGTTGTACCAAGCAGCAACAAGAAGCCCCCACCGCCGGGGAGCGCTCCTGTTGATGGAGTGCTATCCACAAATCCGCCTCCAAATGCGGGCTGAATTTGGGACCAAGTAGACTTGCGAGCTGACACTAGGTATAACTTCTGAGGAGACATCCAAATGGCCGACGGTGAGGGCACCCAGAGCGGTGCAGGCGAGACCCAGAGCGGTACCGCCGACGGAACCACCACGACCGCCAACAACACCGGCGAGAACGGCGCTCAGAGTGGCGCTGGCGAGGGCACGACGACTGACCCGGAGCTTGCACGCTCCCAGCAGGAGGCGGCTTCTCTTCGCGAGCGGATGAAGGCGGCCGACCAGCGGGCAGCGAAGTTCGAAGAGGAGCTGAAGAAGCTCCGCGACAAGGATCTGCCCGAGGCCGAGAAGCTTCAGCGAGAGCACCAGGCGGCGCTTGAGCAGGTGAACAAGCTCCAGGAAACCAACACGACCCTCGCACTGAAGGTCGCGTTCCTGAGCGACAACACCTACTCGTGGCACAACCCGGAGCGCGCGCTCAAGCTGGTGGACCTGAGCCAGGTGGAGATCGACGCGGACGGCAAGGTGAGCGGCCTCAAGGACGCGCTCAAGGCGCTGGCCACCTCCGACCCCTATCTGGTGAAGCAGGAAGCCAAGCAGGAGGAGAACAAGACGCCTCCTGGTACCGCTGCTGGTAACAACGGAACGTCCGGCGGCAAGCCGAACGCGAGCAAGCTGGTCTCGACGTTCCCGGTAATGCGTACGCGGGTACGGCCCCAGTAGGAGGATGACTTTGAAGCGACTCTTGGCAGTTTTGGCGCTGGTGGCGGCGATGGTTGCCGCTAGCGTTACGGCTGCCTGGGCGGCGTCGGGAACTTCTCTCGGCTCCGGCCAGATCACGGTGGAGAACACCTGGATGTACCAGGATGTCCAGTTTTCTCCCAACACCAGTCGGACGCTCGATTTGGACTGCCCGTCCGGGAAGAAGGTTGTTACCGGATCAGGAGTCTGGATCGTCGTCAGCGATGGCAGTTCCTCGACAGTTGCCGGATCGGCCCTCGATTCGGATACCTGGGAGGTAACTTTCAGTTACGCAGGGTCGCAGACTTTGCGTTCGTTCCTCCAGGTCTACGCGACCTGTATCTGAGAAAGAGGGTGAAATGGCAGGCTCCCGTTACGACAAGTACGACCCGTATGACGGCGGTTTTCGTGCCAAGCTGAACGCCGCGATCCCGTCGGCCAATGCCGGCAAGATCTACGCCGTCTCGATCAACGCTTCCGGCCGCGTCGTGATCGGCGGAACCGCGCTCACCGACTTGCGCGGGCTGATCTGCCCGACGGGCGCGATGGACGCCGGTACCCCGATCGACGTCATGACCGACGGCGAGATCGCCGACGCGACCACGACCGGCGGTGCCGCCCTCACGGCGGGCGGCCTGGTCTACGCGCACATCGACGGCACGGTGGACGCCACCGCGACCTCCGGCAAGGCGATGGGCTGGTGCGTCGAGGCCGATCGCGTCGTCGTCCGGGCCCAGAACTACTGAGAAGGGAGATCTGACCAATGGCCAACGGTTACTCCGCCAGGGCGGATATCCTCACTCGGACGCGGGACGGGCAGGACCTCAACGCGATCTGGGACATGTACGCGGCGGCGCTCGCGGACTTCAACGCCGCGCGGCAGCCGCTCATCGACCTCCTGGCGTCGCCGGTCACCGGCATCGTCGACGAGATCACCAACCCCGGCACCGAGCAGTTCGAGCTGGCGACCGAGTTCGGCATCGCCCAGTCGGTCCGCACGGTCCCGACGATCCAGAGCCGGGCGTACCCGTTCGCGTGGTACGACATGCGGCAGGCCTACACCTGGCAGTTCCTGCAGAAGTCGACGTCGCAGCAGCTGAACTCAGTCCTGAACGTCGCCATGGAGGCGGATAACAACCTCCAGTTCCAGCAGACGATGAAGGCGCTGTTCAACAACGCCAACCGCACCGCGATGATCGACGGCTTCAACACGCCGTTCACCGTCGTCGCGCTCTACAACGCGGACGGCAGCTACATCCCGACGTACAAGAACCAGACCTTCTCGGGCTCGCACACGCACTACATCGGCTCCGGCGCCAACACTGGCCAGACGGCGTTCGACCCGCAGGACTTCCTGGACCTCGCGCATCTCGTCGAGGAGCACGGGTTCACCAAGTCCCAGGGTTACAACGTCATCTTCCTGATGAACCCGGCCGACGCGAACGCCTCAGTGGTCAAGTACGTCCGCAACCAGACCTTCGTGTCCGGCGGCGCGACCACCGTCACCTCGCTGTACGACTTCATCCCCACCCAGTCGTCGAACATGACGCTGATGCTTCCGCCCGGCTACACGCTGGTCGGTGGCCTCGCCCCCAACTCCTTCGCGGGGCTGGACGTGGCCGGCAGCTGGGGTCCGTACCTGATCGTGACCGACAACTCGATCCCGGCCGGGTACATGGTCGCCGCAGCGACGGCGGGCAACAGCTCGCAGCTCAACATCATCGGCATCCGCGAGGACGAGAACCCGGCGCTGCGTGGCCTCGTTCTCAAGCCGGGCAACAACAACGCCTACCCGCTGATCGACTCGCACTTCATCCGGGGCATCGGTGCCGGTGTGCGGCAGCGCGGCGCGGCGGCCATCATGAAGCTCGACGCGACCGGCGGCGCTTACACCGTGCCGGCCACGTACGTCTGGTAAGGGAGGTCTGATCGATGAGCCGAGAAGTGGATCTCTCCACCCCGCTGACGCGGGAGGAGTACAGCTACCTCACCGAGCGCTCGCGGGGAGACCTGATCGAGCGGGCGCACGCGATGCACGGCACGTCGGACGACGACTACGCCGACCTGGCCTACGGCGACGGCACCGGCCTGCGCGAGCAGCCGCTGCTGACCGGCGAGGCCCGGGCGTCGCGCCGGGACCAGCTCCTCGCGGAGCTGGCCGCCCTCGACGAGGCCGAGGGTGTCTCGGACGAGGACGAGGACGTGGAGGACACCCGGCCGTACGCTGAGCGCACTAGCGCGGAGCTGGACGAGGAGCTGCAGGCGCGGGGACTCCCGACCGGCGGCAACAAGGCCGAGAAGGTCAAGCGGCTGGAAGCCGACGACGCGGCAGCGTGACTGATGAGAGCGCCGTACCTGATCGCTGAAATCGGTCGGGTGCGGCGCTCTCGCCGTAAGGAGGGGTGATGGCCACAGCTGATGACGTCGCGGCGTTCCGGCTCCTGATCGCGGAGCCCGACGAGACCACGTATACCGATGCGGAACTCGGAGGCATCCTCGACTCTGCGCCGAGCGCTAATAGCGCTGCAGCGGCCATCTGGACCCAGAAAGCGGCCGCAGCAGCGGAACTCGTGAACGTGAGCGAGTCCGGCTCCTCGCGGTCGCTTGGCGATCTCCAGACCAAAGCCCTCAACATGGCCAAGGTATTCCGGGATGCCGTCGAGGCCGATCAGGCAACGTCGCCTGGCGTTCGGATTAGGCGGATCACGCGGCGATGACCATCTCGGCGGAGTTGCGGACACAGCGCCGCTTGACGGCGGAGTTCATCGAGGCGGACCCGCTGGAGCTACAGATCATGCGCGCTACCCGGACGCCGAACGGCTCCGGTGGTTACAAGACAGCGGCTCCGGCTCCGGTCGGTGGCCTCCAACGGCTCCGGCTGATCCCGTTGCAGGACGGCTCAACGGAGCGGTACGACGCCAATGGCAAGCAGGTGTTCCCGCAGTACATGCTGATGGGCCCGTTCGACGCGGACCTACAGCGCTGGGACTACTTCGAGCTGAACGGCGATCGCTACCAGATCGTGTTCATCAACCGCAACCGGAGCTACCAGACCAAAGGGGAGGTCGCTTACCTTGGCAGTTAGCGGCTTCTCCCTCGATACGACGGTGTTCAAGAACGTCAAGCACCTGGACACCAAGATCGAGCGCGCGCTATTTGGCGTCGCGAAGTACTGGGATGGTCCGGTTGAGCGCTGGATGAAGCACAACGCCCCGTGGCACGACCGGACGTCCAACGCCCGGAACGGCCTTACGGCGCGGGCAGCCAAGCTGGGCAAGGGCTTGTACGCGATCATCCTGTCGCACTCGGTGGACTATGGGATCTACTTGGAGCGCGGGACGCGGTACATGCGGGCGCGGCCGGTAATCCAGCCGGCAATCGCGATCTACTCGCCCAAGGTCATGGCCTTCCTCACCAAGCTAATGGACCGGCTCGATAAGCAGGTTGGAGGAGGTGGCGCTGGTGCGTAAGACGATGTACACCGCGCTGACCGCTGACGCTAGCCTGACAGCGATCGTCCCGGCCGAGCGCTGGTATGAGGCCGGAGCGGTGATTGACCAACCGCTCAAGCCGTTTGTCGTCCTTCGCTGGATCGCTCCGGTCCCGTCCTCGTCCGGCCGCTGGCTCAATCAGCTCCGGGTGGACGTCCACGATGAGCGTGGCGATTACAGCCGGATCGAGGAGCTTCTGGGTAATCCCTACTCCGGAGGTGGCGTATACGCTCGCCTCACCGGCCTGCTCGACTACGTAGGGCCGGACGGCCGCATCACCCAATGCGACTACCTCAACCACTCGGGTGACCAAGAGGATGAGGTGTACGGAACCAACTACAAATTCAGCAGCTGGCAAGTGATCGGAGTAACGGCATGACGCAGCCGGACAGCGACAACAAGACCTCCGCGCCGGACGCGGCGGCCGACGGTACGGAGTACCTGGAGTACAAGGGTGACCCCACCTACGGGACCGAGTTCCTGGTCTCCCACACCATCACCCCGGCTCAGGCCAAGAACGCCGGATGGGAGTCGATCCCGGACAAGGACATGGTGTGGGAGCGGCGCGAGAGCGGGAAGCACAAGGGCCGGATGCTGATCCCGATGTCCGAGGTGACGCCCGGGGTCGCGGACGAACTGGTTACGGATCCCGCTTACAGGGTCGTCAAGCTGAAGTAGCGGAACTCCGTTGCCCCGCAGGCAATCTCTACGGGTTGCTCGTCGGCGGTGCGGAGCTGGAGGTGAAGTGCCGGAGCCGTCGCTGCGGTGCAGAGCCAGGGGTGCTGGTGCTCCACCGATTCGACTCCAGCACAGGGCAATACCTCGGAACCAAGCGGTACCGAGAGCTTGAGAGCAGAAAGGACTGAGGTATGGCGCTCTCTACCAACCGGTTGCCGTACGGCCTCCGGGATGTGAAGGTGGCGACGCTCGACAGCGCCGGGGTCAAGGGCACGCTCGTGGACCTGCCGGCCGGTCAGTCGCTGGAGTTCCAGGAGTCGACGTCCAGCCAGTCGCTGCGCGGCGACGACTCGACGGTGGCGCAGCGCGTCACGATCGACAGCGTGGACTGGACGCTGGAGTCCGGCGGCATCAGCTTCGAGGCCTACACGGTCATCGCGGGCGGTGCGGTCGCCTCCACCGGCGTCACCCCGTCTATCGTGAAGACCTGGACGCGGATGGGCACCGACGCCTACCCGGACTTCTTCATGGAGGGACAGTCCATGTCGGAGTCCGGCGGCGACCACCACCTGGTCTTCTACCGGGCGAAGGCGACGCAGATCTCCGGCACGCTGCAGGACCAGGACTTCTGGGTCTCGCACGCGGAGGGCAACGCGATCGCCACCCTGACGGCGGCCGACGTCGGCAAGGTCTGGGCCATGGTCGCGAACGAGACCGCCACCGACATCGCCTGACCAAGTACGCTCTACTGGCCGCCCTGGGCGTCAAAAACCCAGGGCGGTCAACCAAATCCGAGCAACACCCACAGAGGAGCACGAGATGCCGAGTGTGGAAGACCTGAAGCGTCAGCTGGCCGAGGCCGAAGAGGCGGAGCGCCGCGAGCGCCAACTCACCACTCAGACCAACATTCCTACCTTCCAGACGGAGCAGCAGCCCAAGAACCGTTACGCCGCAACGTCTTGGGCCGCAGGTGAGTACGACTTCCGGGTGCCGTCCGGCCAGCTATGCCGGCTCAAGAGCCTGGAGCTGGACAAGGTGGCCGAGACCGGCATCCTGGACCGCGTCACGCGGCTGCCGGGGGTGGTCGGCGAGGTGATCGCGAAGTCCGAGGGGCAGCCGCCTAAGGCCGAGGCGGAGATGCCCGACGCGGACACGATCAAGACCGTGGTCGAGGTCTGCAACATCATCACCCCGATGGTCGTCGTGGCCCCGCAGATCTGGCCGCTCCCGGCGGAAGGCGAGACCCGCAAGCCGGACCGGATCTACGTTGACTCCATCGACATCGTGGACCGGATCGCTATCATGAACCGCGCTCTCGGGGGTCTGGCGAAGCTCGACTCCTTTCGTCCGCAATCCTGATTCGCTCGCGAGCTGTTGGGCTATGAGCAAATCGATGAAGGTCCCACCCGCTGAGGTGATTGGGATCCGCGATCCGTTCACAGCCTACGCGTTCAACGCCGCTGTCGTCCTGTGGGGCAACTCCTTTGACGCCGCCGTCGCCGAGGCGGTACACGGGGCCAAGTCGCAGGAGCAGGCCGACGCCAAACAGCGCCAGGTAGTCCGGCGCTGGATTCCGAGCACGAGGCAGTACCGGAAGGCTGGCTAGCTATGTCGTATGACCTCGGGACCGCGCACGGCAAGATTGTTCTCGACTATGACGGGCACGGCGCTACCGAGCGCGCTTCCGAGGACATCGACAAGCTCTCTAAGAACTCCAAGGACAGCGATAAGAGTCTCAAGGGGCTCACCAAGACGCTCGGAGTCCTTGGGGCGATCGGGAAGAAGGCGGCGCTGGCTGGCCTCTTCTCCGAGGCGGCTGTGGGGGCGGCGAACCTCGGGATCCAGCTCCTCGGGATCATTCCACAGCTCGCCTCGATCGGCTCGCTAGCGGCAGCGATCCCGGGCACCATCACCGGGATCATCGTCTCGGTTGGCGTTCTTAAGGCGGCATTCAACGGCGTCGGTGACGCGCTGAAGCTCGCGTTCGACCCCAAGAAGGCCGATCAGTTCAACCAGAAGCTGAAGGATCTCTCGCCCTCGGCGGCCGCATTCGCCAAGTCGGTACAGAGTGCTGCTCCCGCACTGCAGGCGTACGGGCGGGGTATCCAGGAGGCCTTCTTCCAATCGAGCGGCCTGGCCAAGCAGATGCCGGCGCTCATCAACATCCTCAACGCCTTCAAGGCGGACCTGCAGGGCCTGGCTGGAGACTTCGGTACGGTCGCCGGGAACGTGATCGGGTTCGCCAAGAGTGGACAATCGGTTGCCTTCGTGGCGGAGGCGGTCCGTGCCTTCCGGCAGGATCTCCTCCTGGTGACGCCGAGCCTTGTGCCGATCCTGGAAGGCCTCCGCGAGGTAGGCAAGGTCGGTCTGCCGCTGATGAACCAGATGGCGGCTGAAACCGGTTGGGTAGCAACGCGATTCGCCGACTGGCTGCACCTGATCGCTTCGAGCGGTCAGCTACAGACATGGATCGAGACCGCGCTGTCGACGCTCTCGACGCTCGGGACGCTGCTGAAGAACGTCGGCTCAATCTTCGTGTCGGTGGTGAATGCTGCACAGTCGGCGGGTGGCGGCCTGCTCAACACGCTCGCCGGGGTCACCGGCCAGGTGGCCGCGTTCCTCAAGAGCGCGGACGGCGCGGCGGCGTTGCAGAGTATCTTCTCCGCGATTGCCTCGGTAGCGCGGCCGATCGGCCCGATCATCACCACGGCAGCCTCGGCGCTCGCTAAGGCGCTCGGACCGGCCATCATTCAGCTGACGTCGGTGCTCGGCCCGGCACTCCTTCAGGTGGTCCAGGCGCTCGCTCCGGCACTGGCCCCGTTGGCTAACGCTCTCGCGTCGGTCCTTGTCGCGATCACGCCGCTGCTCGCTCCGGCGGCTGAGCTCATCACGTTGCTCGCCAAGATGGCAGCCATCATCCTGCAGGACCTCGCGAACACGCTTGGCCCGGTCATCGGCCAGCTATCCAAGGGG